CATTCAGCTGGGTCAGGGTCGCTGACAGATGCGATGTGACGGCATTCTTTATGCTTTCTACAAGATTCATCTCATAGGTGTAAAGGTCTGTCGTATCTGCAAGAAAGTTTTCATCAGCTTTTAATAATTCGAGGTATAATTTTTTAATAGTTTGTGCTACAATGTTCTCCATGAGGGTATCTCAGCTCCTTAATCGTTTTCTAGGCAAAAACCATTATACACAGAGTGCTGAGACGCCCTCTATTTCTTTTTTATCTCATAACCACAAAAACTTTACGCTAACTTAGAAATTCACAAACTCGTAATTTAGAAATTCACAAACTCGTAATTTAGAAATTCACAAACTCGTAATACTGACATCAAGTGTTTAAGTAAGTCTCTAAAGCTGTAATTTTGGTTGCAACATTTTGTTGAAAAATGCTGTTGTAGATAGCAGGGGATACTGTTTGCTGTAAGGCGGTATTTTCTGCTTTGTATTGGTTAAGCAACTTTTTGGCTCTTGTGCCGGTAAAATCAATTCGCTTTAATAGGCAGCAAATAATAATTATGTAGTCAATCAAAGAGTACAACGTTATATTCTGGATGTTAGTTTCTTTTTCAGTCCATTTTCTTAAAACAGGACTTATTTTTCGATCCTTAAATCTGGTATCGAAAATGATGTTGTTGTGTGCAACGGCATTGCGAAGAGATTTGATTGTGTACAGCATACTGGATAAAAGTTCACGATTGGTATCAATGGAAACGTCAAACATATCCAGTTGTGTAAGAATGCCTTCTCTTGTGGTTTTATTAAGACATTCAAAAAAGCTTGCAAGATCACTTAGGTACAGAATTTCAAATACAACCCATAAAGGAGCATCTTCACCACGATTATAAAAATGGCGTACCATTTGATTATCTTTTCGTTCTTCCTCACGGTAACGGGTAGATAATTTTGAGTAAACAGAGTTACGAAGTTTTAAACGATTTAACTGTTGTTTGGCATTGGCAGGATTGTCATTCATACGTTCTTTATACACATTGTCGAAAGTTCCTTGGCGGAGTCCATTTACAGATTCATTGCAAACAATATTTTTAATGGCAGTTTCTATGAACATGAGATTTGAATATAAAGCAGACTTCATATTGTTGTCATACTCAATTACTGCAACAATTTCACTAAAATCAGTATAGGGTATCTGATTATTTTTGTTCTGAAAAAAACGATATCCTTTGTAGCCATGATAATAGCCGTAGCTGACTAATTGTTGTTTTTGTCTACTGCCTTTTATTTGTATATGACAATCATTTCTCAAATGCCGCATCAGAGCATTAATAGTTTGTGGAGAATTCATAACATTCCTTCTTTCGATAACATGGATTATATGGATTAAATTATATCAGCGGATGCGGATTAAATCAATATTATATTGGAAATAGGCGCTAATTATAGAATGTCAGACGATTTTTGAGAGAGGGGTGGCGGTATGGCAGCCAATAGAATAAAAGGTATCACCATAGAAATTGGCGGCGATACCACGAAACTTCAAACAGCCCTCAAGGGTGTAAATACGGAAATCAGAAATACTCAGCAGCAGTTAAAGGATGTGGAGAAGCTTTTGAAGCTAGATCCGGGGAATACGGAGCTTTTGGCTCAGAAGCACAAGCTCTTGGGGAAGGCTGTTGAGGAAACAAAGAATAAATTGGAGACTCTGAAAACTGCACAGCAACAGGCGGATGAGGCTCTGAAAAACGGAACGATAACAGCGGATCAGTATGATGCCTTGCAGAGGGAGATTATTGAGACTGAGAATGAACTGAAAAGGCTGGAAGAGCAGGCGAATCAGTCAGCTACTGCATTGCAGAAGATATCTGCTACCGGTGAAAAGCTGCAGGAAGTAGGCGGTAAGATTGAGGGTGCCGGTAAGAAACTGCTTCCGGTTACTGCTACGGTTACTGCACTTGGTACGGCATCAGTTAAGACGGCAGCTGATTTTGAAGCTTCCATGAGCAAGGTGGCGGCGGTGTCCGGTGCCAGTGGTAAGGAATTGGAAGACCTTACGGCTAAGGCAAGAGAGATGGGTTCCAAGACGAAGTTCTCGGCATCCGAGGCGGCTGATGCGATGAACTACATGGCAATGGCAGGCTGGAAGACAGAGGATATGTTTTCCGGCATTGAAGGTGTTATGAACCTTGCAGCAGCATCCGGGGAAGATCTGGCTACGACTTCTGACATTGTAACGGATGCGCTTACTGCTTTTGGATTATCGGCACAGGATTCCGGACATTTTGCAGATGTGTTGGCGGCGGCTTCTTCCAATGCAAATACGAATGTTTCCATGATGGGTGAAACCTTTAAGTATGCGGCTCCAATTGCAGGAGCTTTGGGATTTTCTGTTGAGGATACGGCAGAAGCAATTGGTCTTATGGCGAATGCCGGAATTAAGGGAAGTCAGGCAGGTACTTCACTTAGAACAATCATGACGAATCTGTCCGGGGATGTGAAAATCTGTGGTGCCAATATCGGAGAAGTGACAGTGGCTACCACCAATGCAGATGGTTCTATGAGGGATTTGTCTGATATCCTGGCAGATTGTCGGGTGGCTTTTTCGGGGTTGTCTGAATCAGAACAGGCAGCGGCGGCAGAAAGCCTTGTTGGAAAGAATGCGATGTCCGGTTTCCTGGCTCTGATGAATGCAGGAGAGGGCGATATTGCAAAGCTCTCAGGAGCGATTGATAATTGTAATGGTGCTGCACAGAGCATGGCGGACACCATGAATGATAACCTAGAAGGTCAGCTTACGATACTGAAATCTCAGTTGCAGGAGCTGGCTATTTCTTTTGGGGAGATTTTATTACCGGCAGTGAAAAATATTGTTTCTTTCCTGCAAGGTTTTCTCAATGTATTAAACAGTATGCCGGATGGGGTGAAGCAGACGATTGTGACCATTGCGCTTGTGGTGGCGGCGCTGGAACCGGTACTGATTATTATCGGTAAGGTAATCACTGCTGTTGGTACGATTATGACGATTGTTCCGAAGGTGGCAGGTGTGATCAAGACCGTGCAGGGAGCGTTTGCGGCACTGAATGCCACAATGCTTGCCAATCCGATTGTGCTGATTATTGCAGCGATTGCGGCTCTGGTGGCAGCATTCATTTATCTTTGGAATACCAATGAGGAATTCAGACAGTTCTGGATTGATTTGTGGGAGAATGTCAAGGAGATTGCAGTTGCGGTATGGGAAGGTTTGAAGGAATTTTTCTCTGCGGCGTGGGAAGCAATCAAGGCTACAGCTGAAACGGTATGGAATGCGATTGCCGGGTTCTTTACCGGGCTTTGGGAAGGAATCAAGAATACATTTACCACGGTTGTGAATGCAATCAGTACGTTTTTGAGCACGGCATGGAATACGATTAAGACGGTGGCAACTACCGTATGGACGGCGATTTCTACATTTTTCAGTACCATCTGGAATGCAATAATGACTGTGGTGACAACGGTTGTTACGGCAATCAGCACATTTTTAACAATGGCATGGAATGCGATTAAGACCGTGATTACTACGGTGCTGACAGTAATTCAGACGGTAGTTTCCACTATCTGGAATGCAATAAAGTCGGTGGTTACGACTGTGGTGAATGGCATTAAGAATACCATCACTACAGTTTGGAATGGAATTAAGACGACTGTGACAACAGTGGTGAATGCAATCAAGACTGCGGTGAGTAGTGCATTTTCTGCTATGTGGAATGGCATCAAGAGTACGGTCAGTGGTATCTATAACACCATCAAGGATGGATTCAATAAGGCGGTCAGGTTTATTACCGGGCTGGCATCCAGTGCCTTTAAATGGGGTTCGGATATCATCAATGGTATCGTGGATGGAATTAAGTCCTGCATCGGTAAGGTGAAGGATGCAGTGGGAAATGTGGCTGAGACGATTAAGTCCTTCCTGCATTTCTCTGCTCCGGATGAAGGTCCGCTTACGGATTATGAGAGCTGGATGCCGGATTTTATGTCCGGATTGGCAAAGGGGATTGAGAAGAGTAAGGGGATGGTCAAGGATGCAGTGAATGGTCTGGCATCGGATATGATTATCAATCCTCAGATTAGTTCTAGTCAGATGGCTATGGCAGGCGGTGGTGCTGTGAGCAGTGCTGATTTAAATTCACTGGTAGGTGCTATTCGTGAGGGACTATCCGGTGCGAATGGCGGTAGTGGGGATATCGTCATTCCGGTTTATCTTGGCGGTACGATGTTAGATGAAGTGATTGTGAATGCTCAGCAGAGAGCAAATCTGAGAAGTGGAGGAAGGTAAGCAATGGCATTTTTTCAGTATCTGAATTTTGACGGCATGGATCTTCCTCTGCCGGATAGTTATGAAGTGGAGATGTCAGATAAGGAAGCAGATTCTGGTGGAGAAACGGAAGCTGGAACCATACAGAGGGATGTGGTGAGGGCAGGCATTGTTACCATCGCTGTTTCCTTTTCTGTTACACAGAAGTGGTTACGGATTCTGACCGGATTTAAACAGCAGGAGAAGATAAAGGTAAGATTTTTTGATCCGGAAACGGCAAGTCAGAGGCAGACGGAGATGTATGTGGATGGGTTTAAGAGTAAGCTGGTGAAGGATACCAGTTATAAGGGATTGTGGACGGTGAGTTTTACGTTGAAGGAATTCTAAGAGTGACAGTGGCGGATTGGAGTGATAGAATAAGGAATAAAACGAATTTTGAGAAGTAATTGCTCTGAATAAATCAATATTCTGGACAGTTGGTAAAAGAACATATTCGTTAATTGTTCATTTGTTGAGGAGACCAGCTATGAAAAGTCAAGCATAAATTAGCCGGAAATTTATTTTTCTTATCGGTGGTAAAAAAGGGTAACTTTAATAAAGCTCCCTGAAGGTGCTTTCTCAAAATCTATCGATAATGGTATACAGACCTCTTAGTCGAGGTTAAATTCTACTTCGTCAGTAAGCATCTTCCAGATGACCCTGACGAGCTTGCCGGCACAGTGCCCCAGGGCATTGTAGTGAGTCCGGCCTTCCGCTC